TTTGCGCCACTACCGCATGTGAAGGTCAAATCCGCAGCCGTTGCGTTATACATGAACCAAGTTTTAGAAGAAGTGTTAGGCAGAAGTGTTACCGTACAAGCCTGACCGCCGCCTGTGAGCTTCAGCCCAAGACATCTATCTGCGTCCAGCGCACCGTCTGCAATCGTAATGTTGTCGGTAGATGCGTTCGCAATTGCTCTGGTTCCCCAAGCGACTGCCTGACCAATTATTTCTAAGTTAGTATTCGTAGTATCGCCCCAAGTACCAGACTGTTCGCCAGTGCCGATTTCCTCAAGGCGTAAATTGTTGACATATGTACTAGCCATTGTTTAAATTCCTATGCTGCAACCTCGCTCCAAGAAGAAGAGGAGGGAGGAATAATTTCATTATAGTTCGGATTTTGATCAGGAACAATATTGCTCCACACCAAAACCTGAATTGGTGTAACGCTTGCCGTAGCGGACAAACCTGTAACATCCACGTTAGCATCGCCTGTGACAAGTGTGGAAACATCTCCAGCTTGCCCTGTGCCAGCAACACCAGTTAAAGTTAGGTTTGCCGTTCCTACTACTGTAGTCGCACCGGGAGAGCCTGTGGCTGCAATCCCCGTTACTGCTACACTAGCTGTTCCTGTAACCGTAACCGATCCTACCGATCCTGTCGAGGTTAATCCCGTCACAGGTTGTACAGCAGTACCAACAACCGTAACTGAACCTACAGAAGCGGTTGATCCGGGTAAGGCTACGTTGTTGCCCCAAGTGCCACCATTCCAACCTTGGCTAGAAGAGTTCCACCCTAAAAAGGCGACAACAACATCAGTCATTAGGCTATCCTAATAATCGCATTGCTTGCATCTGCGGTTGGAAATACAACCGTAAATGTACCATTACTTGCTGATTTATCTGCGCCAAAGTCCAAAACAAGGACAGAAGGATCACCCGATGCAGTGTCGTTAAATATTAAAGCGCCACGAGCCGTAAATGTTGCAGAACTATAAGAAGCATCAGCGAAATCTGTTAATGCGGTAGTTCCAGAAGCGGAAGGGTTCACGTTCGTTAAGGCCACACCCTTCGCAACATATGCGCTGCCAGCAGTGTTGCTGATTTCATTACTAGAAGTGTACGCAGTAGTTGCAGCAGTGAATGTTGCGCTGTTAGTGTACAGCGCCAACCTAAACGTGTTGCCTCCACTTGCTAAAAAGTTGTGCTTGGCCTCAAGAAGCTCTTTCTTAAAGCTCGTACACATGAAATTACCATTAAAGGCCATGTCACAATCTCCTTATTAGTGATGCAAGCTCTGGGTGTCCTGCATCGGTTAATGCGTTATATACAGTAGTTCTGTCGTTTTGCACAGCATCAGCTAGATAAAACTCTATTAGTTTAACTATACGCTGTCTGAAGGCGTGTGCTTGCTGTTGAATTGCAGGATGAGCGCTATCAGAAACAGAAAGAATCTTATCTGCGCATCGCTCTGCAATCTCTTCAGGATTGAAGCCCCTTCCGTTAGAGGTGTGAACCTCTACTTTGTAATCGTCAGGTAGGCCAATATTCATACTAGGTATCATGTCTTCTCCCTTAATATCATTCCAGTGCGATAAGCATCTGTAACTTCTTGAGACTCACCAAAGTTTTTGACACGAGACATTGCCTCAGTAAACCTTTGAGTGTAATTCTGTACTAAATCTGCCTCACCCTTCATAAATGTGTACGCCTCAATGAGAGAGCCGTATAAAAGAGCCACATAAGCGTTTGTACTTAGCCAAGTTGTTCCAGAATCCGCACCAGCAGTAAGACTAGTTGGTCTGTAGAAGTAATGAAGCTCTACTGGGTAGGCCACATCGGGAGTAGGGGCTAATATAAAGTGAGTTATATCAAATTGAGCGTAATATCTTGGCTCTCCAGTGGTAGTGCTGTTGGGGTTAAAGGACTGAATGAAGTTTACATCCTTAAATAACAGAAACTCTTTAACGCTATCTTTGGTGTAAGACAGGCTAAAAGGAGCCAAGTAATCGCCCGGAAGAGTAAGAAACTGGGAATTAGCGTTGTCTGCTGAAAACGCTGTTAAAATACCTGTAGAATTTTTCCTAAAAACCTCAAGTTGAGCAATCTTTAGTATTCGTTCTTCTGCGTTTTTTATAAAAATATCTAAACTATTCACAAAAGTTGTTTCTGTGTTCTCAGTATAGTTCTGAATAGCTGTTTTTAATTCTGCATATGTAAAGCTCATGATTCTGTCACCGTAACGCTACCAACTGATCCAGTTGCAACTAAGTTATTAGGGGTTAATCCGCCATCATCTGCGCGTCCTACTGGATTGTACCCCCATTGAATGTTTCTTTGTTCAGATAAATTCTGTTCTGGACGTGGGTTTCTAAGAGATTGTGCATCAGGAATCGCTCTCAAAGGCTCAAGTTGCGGTTCTTTTCTCTCCCACTCGTCTTTACCAACCAGAAGGCCATTCCACTCTTTTCTCATGTCTCTCAGGCGATAACGGAACCCTGAACGATCAGATATGCCGTATGCAAATTTGCCTGTGGCATATTTAGACATATCTATAATTCCTTAAATCTGGAGCAACTCTGAAGGACGCACGATCCCTATCTTCATCCATTGCACGCGTTAATTCCTCTTCATAGACCGTTTTTAACATTTGAACGCGATCTGGAGCGCGTTTTAGAGCTATATAATAGGCCAAACCAGCCGCTAAAGCAGGGTAAAAACGGAAGGGAACTTGCATAGTATTGACGTAATTATCAGCGTCATCTAGGCGTATTAGAGCATCATATAGGACCACATCGGTACTATTATCGGGTAAAGGCCACAATTTAAGCACTGGATTTATCTGTCTATCAACAAAAAACTGCGTTGAGCGTCCTGTCGTGGTTTTTGTTGGGATACTGAGATATTCGTCACGACTAATGCGACTTAAAGAGAAATCAGTGCCATCTCGCCTAACAACAAGAGATAATATGTCAATAACATCAGTTCCTAGAGACTCATCACCATCTCCAGAGGTAACAGTGAAGTTTCTTTGAGCAATAGTCCACTGGTTCAAGCCACGATTGGCCCAATCAGCAAATAAAAGGTTCAAAGAGCGTTTTGCAGTCTTTAAATCATACCCTGTACGCACTTCTAGGCCGCAACGCTCAAAAGCCTCTTCAATATAATCTGCTACATCTAATTCAAAGTCTTTGGAGCCTGATACAGTCATGTTATTCCTCGTTATAAAGGTTATCGAAAACCTTGTTAACATCTAGTGTATAGTCTAAATCACTTTTTGAATAGTGTATATGTTGAGATGGCTTGAAATCAGGAGCGCCCTCGCCTGTTTGAAACCAAGCAGGGTGCGTTACACGCACACGGTTATTGGGTAACGCAACAATATTACCCGTCCATTCTCCAGCATCTAATAATTGAAGCACATGGCTTTGTTTATGTTGCGCTGGATCATCCGCTATTTCTGATTCAGTGTAGTCTACAGTAAATAAATACTTTGCTGGGTGCATTTTACCATCTATTTTAGCCATCCAAGGGCAAGGAGTAGTTCTATCCATGACATACACAGAATTATGATGAGAAGCACAGTCCCAAGGCTGTGCATCGTATGTTTCCATTGGTTCAGGCCACTCTTCTAGGGGAATGTCACCAACAAGCGCAGTTATAGGCATACGCGCCCACATAGCACCACCATGTACTGTGTCTTCTTTTTCTCCTTCAGCCTCATTTCCAGTAAATATAACCTGAAAACTCAAACATCTGTTTGGTATTGTTGTTACGCCGACAACCATAGCGTGCAAAAATTCGCCGTGATAATCCTCATGGTTATGAGTGTATTCACGACGAACCCATGCCTTAAAATAAGGTATATTGCTGTGCAAATAAGCCATATTTTACTTTTTAACTATTTTATAACCAGCGGGAAGTGCTGCTCTTGCTGAAGCAAGTGATTTTTTACCACCAGCGGCTCCACCTTTTGTCATACGCATGACTTTTTTGCCACCTGTGGCCCCACCTTTAGACATACGGCGAACTGTTTTACCGCCTGCTGATCCACCTTTTGACATTTTCTTAACTTTACCACCGTTTCGGTAGCCTTTTTTCTTCATAGCCATAATATAAAACTCCTTATGATTGACTTACAGCGCCTCGTGTGCGCTTTCTTCGGTTGGACATTATTTTACCGCAACCCCTTGCAACAGCAGTTCCGGGTACGCTCTTACCATTAAATTTACGTTTAGAATTAGTTTCCACAGCACCTCCATTTTCCATGTTACGAACTTTTGCTTTTTTAGTGTTAGAAACCACAGTTTTTCCCTTTGCTCCTGCACGTTTCTTTTTACGGGCAGTTTTTGCACGCTCTTCTTTAGAAAGACTTTGAGCTTTTTTGCGAGGTAAACAACGATCTGGTCTTTTTTTATTTTTAGAAGTTCCGCACTTGCCCTTGATCTCTCCATCAGTGCCAATGCGAA